CTAATATGGTGTGTGATGGACAGCGCCCTCACGGATGTCTCCACCCGATCTTGCTCCACCTTCGACTTGATATCTCCTTCTCGAGAGCATATGGATACCCGTAGACGCTCGTATGCCATCTACCGTCGACTCGCCAAAGCCGGTACCGCGCCAGTAACACCTCTCGCCATTCAGTCATATCAAGTTCGCCTTAACCCCCTACTCAATCCATCATTGCGTTTGTACAAACCCGACGAGCTCACGACAACGCATCTTAGTATGTAGCACCATCTGTCCGATAGTCAAATCAGAAGAAGGTGCCACAAGCCCGTAAGCAACCCAAACAAAATATCCTTGGACGGCCAAGTCTAATTCATTAGTGTCTCCTGTAGCTATACTGTTGTCAACTAGATAATCTTTCCTTCGACTAGGTGAGGTCAGTGCAAAGGTCAAAGGTTGCCAGAGTGGCCCCGTCTTAACATTTGCCAAACCTTGAACAAATGCGAGTTGAGACCCTGCTGTTAGCCCATTCCATTGCTTCATCAAAGTAGGACTATCAATATAAGCAATAGCTATCGTCCCCTGGGTTGTTAACCCCACTGCTGGAAAGTAATCTAAACGGGTACCAGGTAGGTATAACCCGTTTTGATACTGACGAGCAACAAGATCACAAGGAAAAGAGCTAAAACTAGCACCACTACCCGGAGCAAGAACAATTTTGTTGTATCCGAGAGTGTTGGTAGCTGTAACAACAGGGGCTGTAGCATATTGATTACCGCTGACATAACTGACGCCATCATTCAACCGAGCTGCAAAACGGGGCCTAGGCATGCGAGTTGACCGCTGCTCTACGGTTTTGACTATCGCTTTGGATTTCGAAGATCGTTTCGTCATTACAATTGTAAGATATTGTTGATAAGTTGGCGCTTATCTCCTCCCCAGACAGACTCATCGAAATACCTCTCGTGTTCGATTTGTAAATCTGGACTCATGCCTGTTTGCAACCAAAATGAATATCTAGATTGATCGGTGACATGGGTGGACAGTCCACCGAGCCCTTTTACCATATAATTGTGCCAATGGAACTCATCAGTAAACTTCAACCCTGCGTCTAGTTTACCTTCGATTCCAAATCGACACAACATGTTGTAAAAAGACTGTAGGACTGGAACTCCGGCTGCAGCCACTGTTCCACACTGTCCAACCTTACCCAACCAAACACGATATTTATTAAGGTCATGTCCCAAGTTTATACAAGTCACATCTTTGGACATACAAGTCTTGACATTACGCACCATTCTCCATCCATCACCGGTGAGTATGGGACGCGTTTGACAAAACTCAATATGCTCAAATTCATGCACAGGTTCTTCTTGGACTATCTTGAAGCCAAACTTAGAAAAATAATCATTAAGGTCTATCATTCGTTTCAGGTTATAAGCTTCAAGTATCATCAGGCAATCGTCACCATTGTTAACAAATTCAATCGGGAAAGGGTGCTTATCGATATAAGATTTGGCCATCAAACACATGAGTAGTTTGTTTCCCATTGATGTGTTCATATCGCCAGACATACGTGACCCACATTTGTAGTATCTAAACATGCCATCATTGGCTCGAGCAATACCATGATTCTTAATCTGCCATTCGAGTAGCATACGCAACTCACGACTTCTAAAAATATAGTCATAAATCTTATGCTCAAATCTGAGAGCTTGTTCAGATACATGTTGATCAAATCGAGAAGCATCCAACCCAATGCAGACCGGGTCACGAAACCTATCCCACTTCGTTCGCAAATGTAACGCTTGGTCTACACAATTGTATTTGCTAAATATGGTGGGAGATCCAAATAGCGCATCAACTCCATCATATATCTTATGTTCTATAGGCCGCAAATACTTACCCACCTCAACATTATACCTAGCTCCTCGAGGTTGTATAACACGGGGAGCTGGATCATGCTTCAATGTAAAGTTAAGTTTTTCGGCCTTGACGAAAGTCTTCAGGTGTGCATCGCGGGGGTGGACTGCTTTACTAGCCAGCCCATCTACTGCCTCCTGATATATACGACGACGCGGTCCCTGGTAGTATTCGACAAATCGTTGTCGACTCACCGGGGATTGTCGTCCTACAAAAGAAGTCAGCGGTACGAGGTACGTTGCACACCGTTGTTCAAAGATCCCTGCTATAGGTTGTATTGGTTTAGTGCAGTTCCTATCTGTGAACAAAACTCTCTCACCAACCCCTCGACTTAGATTGGCAATAGAGTTGTTATGAGTCCTCATATCATGGTTGCACAGAAATTGACTCATCGTTAAAAATCTGCGCACCTTACTGGTCCCTGAGCTTTTGGGAGTCACACCTGGGTATTGACCGGGTACCGTGTCAAACCCCTCCCTAGGTTCTGGGCCCCATCAAGCGACCTTTTGGGTGGGAGACCCAAAAGACGCGTACATCCTCTTATTATTCTTCACAATCTTGGAATGTTGCAAAGCAGCTGTAACCATCTCGGTACTTGTAGGCAAGAAGACTATCTCAGTGGCGAAGTCAACATTTTCCCAAATATGACGCGCTAAAACTCCATGATCAATGCATTGATCATATAAGTACTTGCGCACACACATGCGATTAGCCTCAGTGCGTGATGGTAATCCAAACTTTGCTTTCCCAACCTTGACCAACCAAGACCGAAACGGTGCCTTAGCTTTGACTCGTCGTTTAACAGATGTTTTGATATCTACAGCATCCATGGTGTTTGGGGCCACTACAGCTGTGACGTCATCTATTTCATATTCAGCTCCATTATCCAATTCATCAACAATTTTTTGCACCATTCTCTCGGCTTGGGTGATTAAGGCTGCTCGTCTACCAAAACAACGAGCATATGTCAACCGTCCAATGTTGTAAAGCGTATATCCTATGACTGCCGTCTGCGTGCTAGCACTGACGTAGTCCATGATAACCGTCATGGCGGGATAAGT